ATCTAATTGTCATGATATAAACCAGGTAAATGTATCTTGTTCATTTTTTAATTCTTGTTGATAAGAAGTATTTAACTTATCTTGCATCGTTCGTAAAGACTGAGTTACTTGTCTTTGGTTTTCTTCTGTATACTGAGGAGTGGGTTCAGGTATTACTATATCTACTCTAGCCATTGTTAATATCCTGAATGTAATCCACCTGCTCCACCACTGTGTCTTTCAGATCTTGGTGAGGATGATGGAGTAGAAGCTGGAGCTGTATAGTTTCCTCCTCCTGGCCTGTCTCCTCTATTTCTATCTCCAGTTGATTGCATATTTGTAGTACGTGGATTACTTGTAGTTATTTTTCCTTGCATATCTCTTATGATATCTCTTTCAATGGCTTTTTGTGCTCTATTGTTTCTTAGTACACCTGCAATTCCTTTTACTGAATCTGGTAATAATGAGCCTACTGTAAAAGCTGCTGTTATAGGATTACTTAAACCCATAAGATTATTTCCTCCTACAACTGATTTCAATACATTAGCTTTAATTCCATCTATGCCTAATTTTTTTACAGCATAATCTGTTATCATTTTTTTACCAACATTCTTTGCTAACCCCCCAAGATCTATCGGTGGGGTTTCTTGAGGTGAAAATGTATTTTCAAATAAAAGATCTTGGTTAACTGGTGCAGTGTTGATAGCTGCAATGCCATTTGTGTTAGATGGTTTATAGCCACTAAAATTAGGATCTTGTGATATGGCTCTTTGTTGATCTAAAATTCTTTGTGTTATTGGATCCATTATCCTCTCATTCCATCTGGTTGTATATCAGCTCTAAAAGTACCATATCTCCAACTTTGATCTGTTGAAAGGTTAGCTACTTTCACACTTGCAAATCTTGATCTGGCACGTGTGTCTACTTTATCAGTAGAGCTTGTTATTGTAAATGGCCCTAAAGGTGAGCTAGTTGCTGTGCTTGTTGGGTAGTCTCTTAAATTAATTGTAATTTCAGCATTCCCTACAAGTCTTTTAAAATCAGGTATAAATCTTCTCATACTAATAAAAACCTCTCCGTCAGCTAAATTGAAATCACCCGATTGAATAAATGCGGGTATTGCCGTTTTAACTCCAGTTGCACTGACTTCATTATTACCGACTTCATGTGCATAATAAGTAGAAGCACCATTTAAATTTGTAACACCTTGAATAGTTGGAAAATTAGGCGTTCCTGTAGCATCAAATTCTGTAGCGTATGGATTGTCGTACAAAGTTGAGTCTTGCCAAGAAGTTCTTGCTAAAGATCCTGTAGTCCAAGTATTTTCAGTGTAATTATATGTTACCACTCTATCAATATAATTAGAACCAGCTTTAGGATAAAACCAATTTATTTCTTCATACAAATGATTTAACCCTGCATACACTTGTTGACCATTATTATAATTAATTCCTAAATTATTACCAGATTGGGTAAAAACAAAATCTTCAACTAAACATGGAACTGATTTGACGGTACCATCGAAAACAAAAAAACCTCCTGCCTGACCCATCCACCAAACTCTACCATTAACATATTTAATAGCATGTTGACCTATTAATCCACAATTACTTCCGACTTGCCTTATTGAAAAAGTAAAAGGTGGTCCCACAAATTGCATTACATATGCTGAGGTATCTGTTAAAATTAAAATGTAATCTTTACCTTTTGCTGATCCAACAATTCTTGTGCCACTATCTAATCTAAATGTACCCGCAGTATTTACTGATGTAGGTGCATAATCAGATAAGTTTTCTTGATCGCTAAATCTTATAAACATTGGGTCTTGAGTCGAGGGTGTTCCAATTGAAGTTTCAGTCCCAAGAACAATTAAATGTCTATCTCTTTCTGACACGATTGACATAATTGAATTAGTTGGTGCGTTAGATATTTCTACCGCTCTTGTGGTCAGAGCATTTATATTTGAATTAATTGGATTCCATTCAAAAGTTTTACCATTTTTTGCTGTTGCAATTAGCTTTTGTCCAAAATGATCAAGCGACCAATTAGATGATTCAAGAAATACTGAGGAGCTTAAAGATGCTTGTCCCCATGCAGTGTAAACTTCAATTGAGGATCCGTCTGCATGTGCTGATCTTGTTCCTGCAACATCTCTAGTGATACCTGTTAATGTGGTTGATGTAGTTCCTGTGTAAGAAATAAATTCAGCTCCTACTTTTATAGTGCCTGCTGTTGGAAAGTTTGTAGTTGATGCGACTACTATGGTTGTCCCTGATCCACCTGTTCCTGCGGTGTCATCATTAAGGGCACCGTTAAGAGTAGAAGTAATACCAGAGGCGCCGCCCCATGTGGATGTTCCCCAACCAAAACCTGCAGTTGGAAGTGCTGGGCCAAGCTTTATATAAGGATTAATTGTTGCAGCTCCACTTGCAGCAACAGAGGTACCCGCATTAGATGCCATGGTAATTGTAAAAGTATCTGTAGTAGGTGTAGAAATAACTTCAAAAGTATTTGTTGTAAAATCAGCAGCAGAGTACCCAGCTCCTACTGGAGGTGTAACTGAAGTAAAAGTAAACAAATCTCCAGTAGATAATCCGTGTAATGTTTTATTAACAGTGACAGTAGGTGATGTATTTACTGTAGTAAAGGTCGCCCCAGTTATTGCAGATTCTAAAGGAGTAATATCATAAAAAGCTTGCTCATAATAAATAACCAATAGCTTACTAGTCCCTAAAGCGGCATAACGTCTTGTGTCTAAATCAGCCCAAACTAATTGATCTCTAACAGAGCCAACTAAAGTTGAACTTGTAATTTGTTCCCAACCACCAATTTTTTCAGGAGAACCATATCTAAATCTGACAAAATCGCCATCTGTCCATTGACCTGCTGCTCCTGTTTCAGTCACTTGTTTATTAAATCCTGGTGCTATTTGTACATTTGTTAAAGGCATATTGTTATTTTACAACAAAAATATTAGTTAGTATAGATCAGCTATTTAGATACAATTATGTTCCATTCTAGAGAATCAATTAATTCTTGAATATATACAGTATTTTTTTTATTATTTTTTATATACTTATGCAACTCTTCTAAATCAATAATAATCCATTTATCTTTATATTCTAAAACTATCTTATCTGCTTTTGACTGTGTTTTACCTTTTTGTGCCATATCACCATTCGGTAATTTGAACATATTTCTAACATCAAATTTATAAAAACCATTTTGGCCTTTTATAACACCAGCAATATTCCAAGAAGTTTCTTCCTTAGGGTATTCTACAGAATCTAAATAATGTGAAAAGCGTTTAATTATATTCATTTGACAACATTAACATTTAAATTATAGTTAATCTCATCATGAAAGTACACAACAATTTATTACTTGAAGATCAATTTAAAATGTTGCAAGATAATTTAATGGGTTCTGACTTTCCTTGGTATTATAATCCAGGAGTAAATACAGAAAAAGATGCTGTTGGCATATTTCAGTTTACTCATTGTTTCTATGCTAATGACAAAATTAGATCTAGTTATTTTAATTTAATAGAACCTTTTATAAAAAAAATAAATCCTCTTAGTCTCCTAAGAGTAAAAGCCAACCTCATAACTAAAACGGATAAACATATAGAACATGGTTATCATACAGACTATGATAATTATGAGAAGATAACTACAGGTATATTATATATAAATACTAACGATGGATATACTAAATTTAAAAATAAAAAAATTGTCAAAAGTGAAGAGAATAAATACATAGAATTTGATTGTAGAGAAAGTCACACAGGAACTAGTTGCACAGATCAAAATGTAAGAGTAGCTATAAATTTTAACTATATAAAATAATGTTGTTACATAATTATTATTATTATTTTAAGTCAGCTTTAACTCCAAGATTTTGTGATAATCTTGTTAAATATGGTAAAAGCCAACAACAACAAATTGCTCTTACAGGCACTTATACTAATAAAAAATTTATTTCTAAAAAAGAATTAAAAAATTTACAAAAAGTTAGAAAATCACAAGTTGTATGGTTGAATGATGAATGGATATATAAAGAAATAAGACCTTACATACATAGAGCAAATAAAGAAGCTGGTTGGAATTATGAATGGGACTACATGCAGTCCTGCCAATTTACTACATATAAACCAGGACAATTTTATGATTGGCATTGTGATTCTGATGTTAGACCTTACAATAAACCCAATGATATTGAACACGGTAAAATTAGAAAATTATCTGTAACTTGTTCTCTAACTGATCCTGATGAATACAAAGGTGGCGAACTAGAATTTAATTTTAATAAACCCACTGTAAGTAAAAATAAAAATATTCAAAAATGTTTAGAAATATTACCTAGGGGTTCCATTGTGGTATTTCCTTCTTTTGTTTGGCATAGGGTATGTCCTGTAAAAAAAGGAATAAGAAACTCTTTAGTGATTTGGAATTTAGGATGGCCTTTTAAATAATGAGTGCACAAAATAATTATTGGTTTTGGGATAAAGTTTTTTCACCTGCTGAAATTAAATCTTTAGTAAAAACTATAAACTCTAAATATGATCAGGTTGAACCAAAAAATTTAGAAGCCACAGATGTTATGGGTAAATCTAAAAAAAATTTAAATTGTAAACAAATACTTTATTCTAAAGTAGCAGATAAATTAGATCATGTAGTAGATAGAGCGTATGCAATTAACAGTTATCATTTTGGATTTAATCTTTTTCCAAAAAATTCATATGATTTTTTAAATTTTAATATTTACAATTCAAATAAAAAAGCCAACTATAATTGGCATTGTGATCGAATCGTAAATAGTAGTTATGATATAAAGTTAACCGTCTTAATAAATTTATCTACTGAACCCTATGAAGGAGGTGTTTTTTCAATGTTTATGGATGATGAGTTTAGTATACCAGAGTTTAATAAACCTGGCTCAATGTTAATGTTTAAATCTTTTATACACCATAAAGTTTCTCCTATTACTAAAGGTGAAAGAAATAGTTTAACAATATTTTTAAAGGGACCTAAATTTATTTAACGAAAGGAACAAATGAGTTTTAAAAAAAATAAATATCGAATAATTAGAAAAGCTTTAAGTGAACCAATGGCTTATTTTTGTAAAAGATATTTTACTTTTAAAAGACAGGTTGCTAACACTTTATTTA